AACAAGATAAATCTCCAACAATAACATCTCATCATCCAAATCTATCGCAACAAACAATTCAGCAACCATCTAATTCAATATTTAATGCACATGGTTTTCCAGTAAGTGGTCAATTTAATACTGGTGATCTTTATAATAGAATATCTGCAGTGGAATTTTATCAAGATAAAAACAATCGGTCATTACTTGTTGGTTGTACATCTTGTGCAAGAAGATAAAAATTGATAAATTTTTTTATTGATTTTCTTAATCAATAAATGACAATAATTGTTGGATTAGCCTCATCAACAGGAATAGGAAAAAAATATGATTTGTTAGCACCAGAGGATAATGTTGAATTAAACTCATCGTACACAAACCGGTTTCTATCTAATGTAAGTGATTCACTCAACAGTGATTGTTCTCTCTGTTTAGAAAAAATGTTAAAAGAAGAAGAATTAAATTGTCACATTGCTTTTTTAAGATGTGGTCATTTCTTTCATCTTGACTGTTTTTTACCATGCAATGCTGAAAATTGTCCTCTTTGTAGAGAACCAATAATAAATCGAAACCGTGATTCAATTGATATAATTGATCGAGCAATTGCTGAAAGTTCTGATGAAAACGCAATTTATTCTATGGAGCTTATGCTTTCTATGTCCGATAATAGTGAAGTGGTTCAGAATCTAAGACTGGAACATTTTCTTTTTATGGGAGGTTTGTTTAATAGACAAAATTTCCGTTTATCATTTTTGGCAAGTGTTATCTTATCAAGATTACTCTATGAAGATGATTATCGAATTTATATTAACATGATTTTACCAATCATATCATACGATAATATATTTTTCAACCTAAGATTGTTTTTAGATTTAAATGATCTTGAAAAAATTCTTGTGCTTTTTGATTTGTTTGATCTTTTTTTGAAAAATGACGAAAATTATGAGTCGATTGAAAAAAGATTTCATCCTTCTAATTTCCGATTTCTCAGATCAAGTCTTCAAAGAAAAAACAAAATGTTAAAATTTTTTAATAAAAAATACAAACCCATATTTAAAGATGATAGTGTAAAAGAAAAAATCTGTTCTATCAAAGGATTTTTTTACAAAGACATGCTTAAACAAAGACTTTATTTCCTTATGAAAAAATCATATGAACTCTATGAATCAAAAGATTATCTAGGATGTTATGAAAAATTTGTGAATATTGAATTTTTTTCAGATAAATATCCTAGTCTCTTTCTTGATATGCCAAACCTATTTTTCACTAACTTTTTCCAGAATAATATGGATAATGAAGCTGAAATAAATTGCACTAAAATAGCTATGAATATACTCCTAAATTTATTAGATAACACTTTATCTCTATTCAACAACATCAATAAAATATCTCACTTTGATATCTTTATCTTTCTTGAAAAATATTTTCACAAAGATATTAATTGCGCAAGAATTGTTTTACGAATACTATATCACTTTCTTTGGTATTACCTTGAAACTCCTGAAAGAAGCACAATTCTTTATCATGTTGATGAGTATCGGGAAAAAATTCCTGTTATTAGTCATTTAATTGGTGAAAATGAAATGTGTAACTTGTTTAATGGATTTTTTGAAGTTCTATAAAAAAATTGATGGTAATTTTTTAATAAATTTTATAAAAAAAGAGGAATGTCTTACACTATTTCTTACACTGCAAGAAACACTGGAGTCGAACGTACTTCCGGTCTTTTGTACCCAAAGTGCCCAACTGATTTGAATCAGGCCAATCTGACACACGTTCGCAGAGGCCCCGCCTTTCAAGAAACTTGTCCCATCTGCCTGTCAAATTATTTGCCTGAAGTTGACAAAGAGAAGCTGATTGTTACTTTATTGCCCTGTGGGCATTTCTACCATGTAGAATGTATCAGTCGTATTAATGCTTTAACTTGCCCACTATGCGTCCACGGGCTTAATGAGAATTTCTTTTCTATCATCAATAGCCATTATAGCTCCCTAATTAGGGACACGAAGCCCACTAACGAAGAGATTATCTCTTATCTTAATGTGGTTAGTATTCTGTGTTATGAAGATCAAGGCTTGTCAAAAGCTTTGCCAACTCCTCTCAATGCTCGACTTCTTTGTCGCTTTCTGAGAAGCCACAATCTGAATGTTAAACGACACAGTCTGAAAATCATTAACGATCTGTTGAACTTCCATCGTGTCTATTTCTTTCAGTATCTTGTTACCTTTCTAAAATTGCCAAATGTTTTTACAAGCATGAAGAATTTTCTCCAAAACGAGGATAATGAAGGTACTTTTCAGTCAATTCGCTTAATCGGCAATCTTATGCTAATTAATCCCCAGTTCGAAAATCTTGAACTCCGATTTGGAAACGCTTTCATTGAGTGTAATGCCCAAATCAGCTTGTTTCAGAAAAAACTGAACAACTATCGAAGGAATTACCCCCACATGTACCATGGCAATGTTCGCACTGCGCATAACAACATTCTTAGCATTATCCAATATGATGCTAGATCTTGTATGTTCCGTCGCCATCTTGCCAATCTGGTTATAGAGGAAGGAGTCATTCAAGGTATCAATGAGTTAAGCAATTTTCTTGATGAAAACCCAATGGTTCCAAATTTATTCTTCGATCTCCCGGTCACACAGCAAGACATTGTGGAAGTTCTTTTCAATCCCAACAGTGAATCTCCAGAAGAAATCACTTGTATCGGTCACGTTGCGCGCTTTCTTAGCATTGTTTTCACCCAGTGCTCATCTCTGGTTGAAGGATTCTACTCCGAAATAGATAATCTCCTTCAGCTTGTTCAGTCTGCAGAAACAATCGCTCCTGTTAATTGGGAATGCTCACTTAAAATCCTGAAACTACTGTTCATTTTAATGGACATTGGTCAAGCTAATAGGTCAGATTACCCAGCGCAAGTTATCAACTACTACGGAGCTCTTACTGATATTTTCATTGAAAATCAGGGTATGGATGAAGTCATTGCTCTTTACAATGACAATAACGGAAATGACCCCCAAATTCAAGCTAAAATCAACTACTGGGTAGGCCTAATCGCCGTTTTTGAACAATTTGATGACGATTCTGAGTCGATCTCCACGGAGGATTCATATTCCGATAATGCCAACGATTTTTACAACAATGGTGATCATAGTTCAGAATCAAGCGATCAAGAATCCGACACTAGCGAAGAAGGCTATGATCTTGAAGACCCTGACAATTCTGACGATGAGTAATTAGTGTGAAGTTTTTTACTAAATTTATAAAATTGATTTTTTTTCTGAATATATTTCAGGTTAAAGATAATCACCATTATTAGGTAGCTACCGTAAATGGAAAACGTTTTAACCAAAAATATAAGTGGAACATTGGGTGATTGCTCATATGTTTTTTGTATTAGTCGTAATAAGAATTATGTTAAAAAAGATCACTTGATATCTGTAGTTTTTTTTGTTTTACCATGTGTTGATGAAACATATGCTTCACAAAAAGCAGTTACTCTGGACGAATTACGGGCAGAACATGAGAAAAAGATGAATGCATATTTAAATGGATTAGATAATATTGTTACAAAATGTGGTGAAAAATTTAATGTCCGTATTTATTGTGATGTAACATCTGATAAATTAGTTGAAAAATATTTAGGATACAGAAATGTGGAAATTCATAGTTATTATTTTAGGCAAATTTTCGATGAAGTGCGTAATTGTCATTATGGATTTTTTGGAACTCTTATGCGATATATTCCCCTATTTAATTTTCCAAAACTGGAAAATAACTGGGAAACTGTAACCATCCTCGATTTGGATAATAATTTCTTTGGATTCAAAGATCTTATCTCATATTTCACTGAAAGCAAAGATGAAACCAATCTGATGTTTTGGTCAAGACCCTGTTACTTTTTAAGTCCCAGAATGTATGCAATGACCCATCGCCCAAATCAGTTCTGTATTATCAGCAGTTTTTTGATGCAACGTAAGCAACAAGACTACAAATTATTCGCCAATTTTTTGAACCAATGTATATTGAATCGTGATGAAGAATATATGAATTCTTTAGGAAGGCATCTGTCGGTTGATTTGAGTGAGAGACCATTTGAAGGACGTTTAGAATATGGTGTTGACGAATATTTTATTAATCATTGGTTTCTCAATGAGAATTACTTGAAGAGAAATTTATCATTCAATATGGTAGTATATTCTGAGGTAGCTGGTGGATTTTTGGAATGGATAAAACATATTCGTTTTATGATACCACGTGTTAAAATAACCAATGAGAAAGCAACCAAGGAATTTATGCAATTAATTGTTGATACATTTTATCCAAAAGGAACCTCATTACCCAAACTGCCAATAAATGAGTTGATTGATTGGGTTGGAGAAAAATACTATGAACTGAATCTTCAGTATCTGCATAGAAAGGTGGATCAATCAGCGGATATTCGTAAATTTATGGATAAACTGAAAGAAAAGAAATTCAAAACACTTGATGTTTATGATGAATATTTATATGGTCTTGAATTGAATACCAAACTTAAACCAAATCATTTTGAAATTTTACTGATTGAACCAGCTGAAACTTATCCAAATTTTACTGATAGGATTGTAGCCTCATTATCACGAAGTTAAAAATTGATACTAATTATTGTTATATGTATGTTATAATATAAATTATGCCAGTATATCTTGGACGTGCATTGATCAAAGGATTTGGAATTAGTGACATTCGTTGTTATTCTGAAGAAGGAAAAGACATTGCTATCAAAAAGGTTGAGAACCCTTGTCATGAGGAGAACTGTTGGAAGGGATGGTTGGCTTGGCCTAATTGGAGAGAAATAAGTATTTCTCGTCTTTTGGTTATTTTATCATGTGGTCATTACTTCACGATAAAATGTTTTTTTACGCACCCCTATTTTTCCCCTGATAAAACTCCATTTCAGAGATGTCCACACTGTAACTACCGAATCTTTTTGGAAGATCGAAAAAATCTGTGCGAGGAATTATTTCGCCACATTGAAAAAATAAAGGCTGGAAAAGCAATCTCTCTTAAAAAAGAAGCAATGTTTCTATTACGTCAACTCTTCATTACTTTCCAAGAAAGTAATCTTAAAAGATGGACAGATCACGTATGCTTTATGTTCAACTATCATTCCGATTGTAGTGTCCCATCATTGTTAGTTCTAGAAAGAATAATGCAAGATCACCCCGAGGAAAAAGAAAAAATATTCAGTCTGATTGACTGGGAAACTATTCTTGATCGAACCAAGGTATGTATTCCAATGATAGAGAGTGTTCTTTTTTTCAAGATCCATTTGGAATTTCTCAAAAAAAGTTTGTTATCATTTTACAGTGATGAATATGAAAATAATATTTCCCGTCTAAAAAGTCTCCAAAAAGAGTTTTTTCAATTAGTCATCTGTGTTGAGGAAGAATATCTTACCGAACATGTGCGAATATTATGTAAATCCATTTTGGAAATTATTTCAGAAGAAATCGAAAGGAATGGATTTATGATGCGAGTGATTGTTGTTGATGATGATGAATCAGAAACAAATGATTACAATTTGGCCAAATATAAGGATCAAGAATATGATTCCGATTCTTTACCATGTTATGCTTAGTTAAAAACATTTCCAAATATTATAAATAATGAAACTACTCACCGACTATTTTAATGTTAAATCAGAACAAATAAATCCATCAAATCCCAAAACCAAAAATAATGGTCCAACTGACCAACAAATGAAAGTGATAAATGCTCCAATTGATAAACATTTATCTATCATTGCTTGTGCAGGGAGTGGTAAAACAACTACACTTATAAATAGGATTGCTTTTTTGGTGGACAAAGGAGTTCATCCTACTTCAATTATTTTGACTACATTTACTAGGGAGGCATCGCAGGATATGACTAAAAAACTGGAGAAAAAATTGGGGAAAGAAAATGGTGTTTATGTTGGAACCATGGATAGTTTGAGTTTGTATTTTTTACGAAAATTCAATATTTTGGGAGAAGAGATGCAAAACGTTGGAGAATACGCTCTTCGCTTTTTGGAATTTTTAAAAGATGACGACCAACGCAAAATATTTTTCTCCAGTAAAAACTACCTTTTTGTGGACGAATTCCAAGATATTAATCAACTACAATTCAATATCATTAACGAATTTTATCAAAATGGAATTTTCATTATTGGCGTAGGTGACGATGCC